TCTAGAAGATCTGCTGCATCTTCATCCAGCCATGCAGGTATCTTGATTACCTCCCAAGGAGTTGTTTCGTACTCAGACATCTCATCTTGCTGCTTTAGAAGCCATCCACACAGATCATCATAGTGAAATCGAGTATTGATAATGACGATAGCACCATTGGGCATGATCCGGGTTCTAAGACCTGCTGGATACCATTCCTTTATATACTTACGTCCTGCTTCTGAGTAGGAGTCTTCTTCTGACATTACATCATCTAGTATTGCTATATGTGCTCCACGACCTGCTATCTGTGATCGTACACCAGCAGCATAGTAAGTACCACCTTGATTTGTCTTCCACTTTCCTGCTGCCCTTACATCACTCCTTAACTGTACTCCACTAAAGACTTTGCCAAACTCCTCTGTATTGACAACATCCCTTACAGACCTACCAAAGTCAGATGATAGTTGATCACTATGAGATACAGTTAATATCTCATGTTGAGGATTACGACCTATATACCATGCAGGGAAAAGCTTAGAACATATAACTGACTTGCTGGAACGTGGAGGAAGAAAGACCATCAGTCTTTTAATCTTACCTTCTTCAAGATCTTTTAGTTTGTTAGATATTACTTCTATGTGTTTACCCATTCTAAAGTCAGAGACAATAGAAGGAGCCATCATTCTAACAAATGTTAGGAAATCTTTTTTTGATTCTTGTTGTATTTTGTTTGAGAGTAGTCCTTTTAATTGTATAAAAGGATCTAAATAGTTTTCTTCTAATTTATTCATAATTATATTATACACTAATAGTACTATAATTACAAGAAATATAATAAAAAATATTCTCAGTACTTCTATGAGTACATAAGTACCCGACATTAATGATGACTGACCCGTAGATTTTTGAAAATATTTGAGAGGTCTGTATTATATATATAGTGTGTGTACGAATCTTTGAGGGGGGGTGGGGGAAATCCCGAAAACTCCTGTAATTCTTCTAGAAAGTTACTTGTAACTTTCAGAATTACAGGAGGTTAGAGGAAAAGGTTGGGTCAAATCATCTTGTGAATGCTCTTTCAGAGCATAATTAAACCCTTTCAGGGTTTGTTGAAATGGCCTAAGTCCTTGAAATCCGAAGGATTTTCAGAGATTTTCAAAAATCCAGAGGATTTTGTAACGTGACGATTTCCTACGGAAATTGACGATTTTCTGAAACTACTTACGTAGTTTCAGTTAACTCCTCTCTCCAGAAGAATACCTTAGTATTCTTCTTCTTAGGAGAGAGGAGAATAGGGCAATTCGGCCAGCCCAGAATGGTCGATTTTACTTGCAAAAGGAGGCCAAAAATGGCTAATGCAAACCAATCTTGGAAATACTTTGACACAAAAGCTAAATCTTGGAAGAAACTTCCAAAGGATAGCTACCAGAAATTTGCAAAGAAAGGGAATCCCATAGGGATTTTCTGGCTTTCCAAAGGGAAGGAAACTGGCTCTTACAAGGTCGTAGTGAACCAGAAAGCACTCCCGAAGGGAGTGGCAAGCAAGTTCTCTTACAAGACGGCACAGCAGGAAGTTGCTTAACTTGTCAAGAGAAAGAGAGGGGAGTCCTTCGGGACTTCCCTTTTTTTTAAAGCAAAAGCAGAGCCAAGCTGATTTATGTGGATATGCTTTTAAATATAGTTTTTCTATGACAAGTAATAATAATACTACTACGTAGTATATAGTATTATTATTACTTGAATTGTTGAAACGGAGGTCGAAATGTTTGAACTTGATTATTTTGAGAAAAGAATAGGTGGCATCTTGGTGGAAGATTTTAACCTATCTTGGAAAGAGGCTTTAGAGATTATAGAAAGGTTCGGTCACACCGACTTTTTTATAGAACTTGGAAGCATGGACAACAACGAAGTCAGAGAGGAAATCCAGCTTGGTATGGATTGTCTTGATTACTTCAAAGAAAGTATAGGGGGCTGAGATGGCTGTTAAGGACGTTGAGGGAAGCCAGTTTACAAAGGAGATAAGTGGGCTGGATTTGTTGGTTTATTTTATTGACCGTTTTAATATGACAAAGGAGGAAGCTATTCAAGAGATGGTCAATCATGGACACAAAGAAAGGTTTATTTCTGAGGTGTCTCTTATAAGAGATGAAGTAAAGCAGGAAAATTTGAAGGAATTTCTGAATGAAGTTCTTTATCTCTTTGGAGTAACGGAGGAAACGTCATGAGTTTTTACGTTTTCTTTGTGATGCCAGCTATGATTGTTCTTTACATAGTTGGAATTTTGTTAATCCCTTACATAACATAGGAGGTCAAAATGTTGGGACAAACTTTTAAAATAGTTTTAGAGATTAATGGAAGATTAGACTTTGTGACGGGGCCTATGGATAACGTAGATGACCACATAAAGTATCTTACTAATCTTATATTAGACGGCAGTTACACTGGTGTTTATAATGAGAAAGGTGAATTTGTATCTAAGAAAGAGGACTTAGAAAAGCAAGGACTGAAGGCTATAAAGCTTTTAGATGCCAAAGTACATGGAAGTGATTACCATAAACGGCTCTTGGAAGGCACTATGACAAAGAAAAATGGTGCTTGGGAAATGAAGTCTGACGAAGAAGTAAGGGAGTTTTTCAATGGTGAAAATGACTCCAAGTGAAATACAAAGCCACAATTTCCTAAAAGAACTTAGAAGGGAAAGGTGGTTTGTATGTTATCCACTTTTTACTTTATTAGTAATAGGTGGTGTTTATCTTTCATTCTTTAAAGGAGGTTAATATGGAGGATATTATTGAAAGGCTAAAAGCATTAGTCTTTGTTAATGAGTCCCAACCAGATAGTCTTACTATAAAGACTTCTGTTAGGGGTTTTGAGTTAGAGGATGAAGATGGTATTATAATTCATAATATCTATCAAAAACCTAATGATTAGTCTTTGTACTTCAAGTACCCTATGGTACTACTACGTAGTATATAGTACCATAGGGTACTTGGATTCAGCCAACAACGGAGAATAACATGGCAGAAATTACGTTACACAAATCTGATTTTAATTTTCATTGTAACACTTATGAAATAATCTGTGAGCAATTTGGAGTTTGGGGTAATGAACATGGTGAATACCCTGATGAAATTTCTTTAGGAGTAACTAAAGTAGATCGAACTAACTTAGTTGATTTGAAAGGATACAAATATGCAACTTAGATATAAAATATTTGGTAGAGAATTTATCATTCGACTTCGTAAACATAAATCCTTGTGGAAATTTCCACACAGGAAAACAATGTCTTACAGAGTAGATATTGGTAGACTAGTTTGTTATCTGTACGACAAAAATTCATTTCATAATTTAAATCGTATTATAGATAACAAAGGTAAGACAAGTGTAGCTTAATATCGGCCTCCCAACCTCGGAAGTGTCGGTGAAAGCTGGCACTTCCTCTTTTTTTATAAGGAGAATATCATGGAAAGTTTTAAGATTGAAAAAAATATCGAGATGCCTACTTGGTTTCGTAATGGATCAGGCTACAGAGGAATGTATCCCTTTGAAGAAATGGAAGTTGGTGATAGTTTTTTAATTCCTACTTCACCTAATAAATTAGAAAAATCAAGGTTATCAGTAGCTAATGCTGTTCTAGGTTATAGAAAAAGATGGAACAAAGGATTTAAAGGAGCCACCAGAACAGTAACAGGTGGTGTTCGTTTTTGGTGTATTCAAAGGGAGGAAACTGATGGTGACTAGAAAACACTTTGAAGATATAGCTAAGATACTTGGTAATAATACTATACCAGATAAACGATTTGATGCTATAGTACACGACCTAAGTACATTGTTTTATAAATATAATAGTAGATTTGATAGAGCTAAATTTTATGAAGCTATTATTAACCAAAAGAAAGAGGTGTAAGTATGTACAAAACCCACCAACGAATGATTGCTAAATTTTCTAAAGAAAGTCCAGACAATTTAAAATGGACAAAAGGTTTGGCTCTAACATCAATTCGTCAAGATTTCTGGCTCTTAAGGAGCCAGTTACTTGACCTTAAAGAATATGGTGTAGAGTCAAAGTACTTGTTTGGTTCTAAGAAAGCTGGTTGGGAATATATTATAAACAATAAACAAAATTTATATAACAAAATATATTCTAATAAAATATCTTTAGCTGAAAAATTATTAGAGGTAGCTAGTATTCCCAACATAGGTTTAGCTAAAGCTGGTTTTATATTACAACTTACATTAGGAAAAGTAGGCTGCTTAGATGTTCACAATCTTAATAGATTTGGAATACCATCAACAGTATTTAGACTAAACAAAGTAAAATACAGTACGGCTTTAAGAAAAGCTGAGTATTATATTAAAACTTGTGAGGATTTAGGTGGCTCTGAGTATCTTTGGAATAGCTGGTGTGAGTTTGTAGCTGAAAAGTATCCTTGGAAATACAAAAATGCTAATCAAGTATCAAGATTACACGTTGACCATATATTTAGTGCTGTTCAAGATGCCTAAAATATGTTATAATTCCATATAAATATTATTCAAGGAGAACAGCATGGACTTAGAAGAATTTATACAAGTTGGAGTAGGTATTGGTATTATCTGTGTAATGATAGTAGGTTGGTCAATTTTAATACCTTAAATAAAGGGGATAAGTGTTACGGTAGCACAACTGGCTCCAACCCAGTGAGATGGGGTTCAATTCCTCAATCCCCTGCCAATTTAATCTTTAGGAGATTGTTATGAGCAATGAACATAACGAAAGAATATTGGAAGAACTATTTTATAAACACCTAAAAATAGTTGAGAAGGATCTTGATTTACCTGAGATGGTAAAAGAAACTATAGCTACAGCTAGAGCTAGAGCAGAATGGGAGGAGATGGAGTAATGCCTAAAGGATTTACTTATTCACAGTGGAAGTGGTTTATGGAATGTCAATATACATTTATGCCTGATTGGTACTGGAATGAGGCAGAACGTATGGCAGAATATCAAAGATATACGGAGGAAAGTTAATGAGATTACCTGAAAATACTTTTTGGTTACTAATAGGAATAGTAATTATTATGTTACTGATGATACCAATTTTATATTATGGAGGGTACTATGGCTGAAGCATACCACGATCTTAAAAAATTATATATAGAAGCATCTAATAAAATCAATATGTTAGAGAAAGAAGTTAAGACATTACAAGGACAGTTACAAGAACAATATAAAGTAAGACAGGAACGATATGATGAAAGCAAGAAACAAGATAACCATACATCAAGTACCCTATAGTACTACTACGTAGTATATAGTACTATAGGGTACTTGGATAGGAGAATTTATCACATGGATAACAAACATACTGAGTTAATGCTACCCGTCAGAGAAGACGTTGACAAACTTATGAAAGAAGGTAATGATAGTCCAATAAAAGGTTGGGCTATGTCTAATATACTACTTAAAATACATGAGAAACATGGTTCAGAAGGTGTTAAAATAGCAAGAGAGTATATGGTAAAAGATTATGCAGGAATGAAAGGGGTTTAACATGAGCACTAACATAAATGTATTTAGAGCAGAAGATGTAGAAATTGTTAGGTCAAAAAGTGACCATACACCATCTCATTTTACAGATATAATTGTTACCTGTACTGATGGGACAAAACTTCAAGTTGAATTGTTTAGTGATAACAGGCTACCAGTTAGAGAAAGGTTAGAATAATGTTGTTACCCGATTTTAAAAATGCAGATGAAGTAAAAACTTTTTTATCATATCAAGATGGTGGTGACTCTTGGTGCTTTCAAATGGTAGAAGAGTTTATTGGTATGTGTGGATTATCTGTGGATAATCTAGAAGGTCTTGATATTAAAGAACTTAATGGTTGGTTGGAAGATGAGTTAGGTTCTTTTCAACAAGGTTATGAGGAATATCTTGATGGTAAACACTAAGATAAAAGATATAATCATATTTACTTTAGCAAGTACTGACTTATATATTTTACAATTTATATTTCTTTAGGAGAAAAATATGTTTGACCATGACAAAATAAATTTTGAAGTAGAAAAATTTCCTCTAGTAAATCAGTGGACTGAGGAGCTTGGATATCATAAAGAAGATACAATACCAAAAAGTATTGGTATGGGTATCAGACGTAAGGATACTAAGGAACCTTTAGGTATAGTATCACAAGACTATTTTCCTGTACAGTATAGAGAGATAGTTAATGGTGTAGAGCAAGCCTTAAGAAGGGCAGAGCTAGACTTAACTGATGCTGAGTTTACTACCAACGTATGGGATAAAGGAGGAAAGCTGGAGTTAAGAGCTAAGTTTCCAGCCCATACACAGAGCTTGGGTACTAATCATGATACGATTATACCTGAGTTTGTATTCAGAACTTCCCATAATAGAACATGGGCAAACTCTGGTATGATGGGAGTGTGGAGGACTTTCTGTTACAATACTCTCGTATCTGGTGATAAGCTGGCCTATGTATATGGTAGGCACACTAAGAACTTTGATGTAAATTCTTTTGCATCTAAGGTTAAGAATGCTGGTGAGTTTATCTCTGGATCTGGTCTTGATACAATGAAGAATTGGTACGATACTAAGGTAACAAGAGAGGAAGCTATTAATCTCTTTACCAAAACTCTTGCACAACGTACTGATAATGTGACCAGAAAGAAGGTAGCCAACAAGGTTATGCTCTCTAATCTTATGAAAATATTTGATGAAGAGAACAGACACCTACATGGCAGAGGAAGCTATGAAGCCTATGGTACTAGAGAAGAAGGTACACTATGGTCTGCATACAACTCAGCTACACACTGGTCTTCACACCCTGAGAATAGTAAAGGTAAGGCTCACAATGTTAAGGTTAACAGAGAAGATAAGGTTAGAAAGATGCTTGCTTCTCCTGAGTGGAAAGAACTGGAAGTGGCATGAACTGCTGGCATTGTCATACTCGATTAATCTGGGGTGGTGATCATGATATAGAAGAAGAAGATGAAAACTATAGCATGGTCACTAACCTCAGTTGTCCTAACTGTGATTGTATAGTAGATGTTTACTATCCAAAGGAGAAAGAAAGGGAATAAATTATGGTAATAGTATATGCAACTTCAAGTATACATAGGGAAAAGTGGGCTGTGTTTGAGAGTGAAGAAATTTATTCTGCCTGTGCAAATTCTCTGGATACACTAGCCAAACAATTTAGAATGGAAATTACCACCAGTGAAGAGGAGACAGAAGATGAGTAAGTTACATCTTTCGAGGTTACTAGTGTTTAACGACAGCCATCAGAGTGATGGTTTTGAAAAAGGTGTTGCTCTAATCAATAAGAAATTAGAGAAGCATGAGTTAAGAGTTAAGTTACAATTTATAGAAGACTATGAGAGTGATGAAGGGGAGTATGCATTTTATATCAGTGTAGTCCCTGATGATCTGCCTGTATCTAGGAGAGAAGAAGATGAGTAAAATTAAAACAATTAATATGTCAGACGAAATAATTATCAAAGGTTACAGAGAATATCTATCTCGTTATGGTTGGAAAGAGATGTCTACTTCTAATGGTAATGCATGGTTCGGTGGCAAAACCCACACCACACTAGCCGATTACTTACCAGAGGAAGCTCTTAAATATAATCTCGAAGACATAGACTTTGTGGTCTGTGGGTGGCAGTATAGTGGAGATCCCAATGAAGAGGAGAAAGCTAATGACTAATGAAGAAAGAGTAGAAGCATTTAAGAAATGGTTAGGAACCTGTCCTAATGGAGAGTTCCATTCTATTGAAAACACATGGGAAGATAGTGCCACACTAGGATTTACTATAGACTTTGCACTAACAAGGAGTGAAGAAGATGGAGTATAGAATACTGCCACGTTCTGAAGTAAAAGA